TAGTAACTGTTCCCCTGATAGATATGCTCTCAACTGGTGTGCTAACTCGGGAAGGGGCCTCACAGGAGGAGGAGCAGGTACACCATGATTCAACTGGGTTAGTACAGCGTTCGTCATCCAAACGTTGATGGATACTCCGCCGTCGTCTGCTTGTTGGAGTACACGGTTTTTTAGCCAGCCGGGTATGCGGGCTACTACTGTGACTGTGGCGTCAGGGTGTGCTTGTTGTGGTGGGCGTGGCATCGCGGTTGATGAGTGCTATGACGTATTCGTTGATGGGCATGTCTAAAGCGTCACTAGTTTCAATAAGGTATGTTTTGAGTTCTGCGGGAACGCGGAGGGTTATTGTGACTGTTGGTTTGGTTGGTGGGGTGGGTGGTCTTCCCATTCTTGTGTAAGTTGACAACTCGTTCTCTTTCACTTAATATGAACTTATGAACATTTTTGAATTAGACGCAAATGATTGGTTGGATCAGCTCCGAGATGATTGGTCGGATCGAACCCAAGATGTAGCCGAGTCTCCTGATGTGGAGTCTCTTGATGAAACATTTTTCCGTGAGGTGGATACCGACACGGATGATATGCCATTTTGGGCTTTATAGAATTCTTTGCCCACATTGCAAGCAGAACTCTGACCACGGATAAATTTTTCGCATCTCCATGGGATGTGAGCAAAACAAAAGATCCCGAGATGCTTCAGAAAGAAGTCTGCGCCCAAATTCGCTAAGGCTGCATCCTTCCATTTCAGCGGCTCGTTTCCACAGTTCACGCTCTTCTTCGGTTGTACGAATAAGAACTTGAGCAGCAGCAGGCTTACCCGGTTCGGAACCAGTATCTAAATTTATTGTAAGTTCTTCGTTTTCCATGACGTGGTCCATCGCTGCGGCGATGTTGTCATCATTCGATGATTTGGGCATCTTGTGGCTCCTCTAAAGATTTTGGTTGTGCCAATAATTGGTTTACCATGTCTGGGCTTAGCACGCCGGATGAACCCATAAGTTCAATCAATTGACGCGCTTCGGTTTCTGGGTCGTAAGCAGAGATGGCTACAGGACCGTTAGCCCCGGCTAGGACTGGTGTCGGTACGGCTGGCCCGTCTAGGCTGATGTTGATGTTAGTGGCGTCCATTCCCATTAAGCGGCAGCGTCGATCAATTATTGATAAGACTTGCTGAATTGCTTTTGTGTCTGGTTCTAACTCAACTTCTGTTCCGTCATCCAATTTGACGCGACGGTGCTGTGTCTGTGGCCATAATGCTGCCTGTAGCGAATCTAGACGCTCTAGTTCTAGTCGCAGCGTTTCGGGGTAAGCGAGCATCGCTTCACGATTGAAGCGTGTTAAAAGCCTATCTATCGCAGCGTTTGTTGCTGCTACTGAAATTCCGAACCTGCGTGCAACTTCGGCGGTTGGTACGCCCGCTTTCCGCATTTGATACATGCGGTTATCGCGTTCGGCTAAAAACTCTCTGTTGAGAATGTCTCCACTTGCCATCAGTGAAGTGTACACCGACTTGTTGCCAAGTCCTAGTGTATGCCGTGTCATTCCCAGTCGGTTACGACAAATGGGAACTGGTCGCCACGTTTCATACGCTTCGGGAATGCCCGTTCGTCACGTGCTCCACGGAAGGCACCTACAACATATTCTCCGGGGCTTACAGGATCTTGTTCTAGTGTGAGTCCGAATTCTGGCCAGCGTGACCATACTGCTGAACCGAAGGGGCGGAGGTCTCTTGATCCTCCAGATCCTAGGGGTGCGTGATGTTCTAACCATAGTGTTGTGTTGTACACCGTACGAACATAATCCAAATAGGTTGCAACTTCGATTGCGATTGATTCGCTGGTTCTTCCACCCGGATCGATAAAAGATTTGTAGAGTGGTCCTAGGCATAGCAGGTCGGGTTGGACTGTTTCTAATATTTGTTCCAGTTGGATGCGGTCTTTTGAGTTAAGTAAGTTGAGACCGTCTGGTTTTGAAAACAGGTGGGCATCTAGGCCATCTTTCCGTCCGCTTCTGAATTCTGCTGCAGCAAGAATGCGCCGTGATGTACGCCGTATGATGCGTTCAGGATTTTCGAGGTCTACATACAGTGTAGTTATCGGCTCAATATCACTTAGCGTAAACGGATGAATGCCAGCGGCGCAACACAACGCAACCTGCCTAGCCAACATCGACTTACCCACACCTTCAGGCGCAACAACAATAACTCGTTCGCCACGCTCTAAAAGGTTTGTAATAAGCCAGTCGTAACTATCGTCATCGGTTTCTTCGATGAACTCTTTCCACGGAGTTAAACGCCCTGTATCGGACACCGCATCTGTTTCCGTCACATCCAGAAGATGGCGAGCCTTGCTCAGTTTTGCTTCTACTGAAATTTCTGACTGAGCAACCTCAATCAAAGCGGATACCGTATCCGAAAATTTGTCATCCGGTAATTGCAACGCCCCCGGCTTGGGTAACGGTTTCAGATCAGTGATGTCCTTACCGGAACTAATCAGATCCGTCACATCTTTACCCACAGGAGAATGCAAAACCAACGTGGAGACGCCTACGTCACCTAACGCTGCAGCAACAGCCCAAGCGTGTTGTTGACCAACTTCGTCGTTGTCAGCGCATATAACTACGCGCTTAGCGCCCTTGAGGGTGGCTGTGTGCTCTTTCAGCCATTTGCCTGCACCACCGGGCATCGTCGTAGCGACACGGCCCGTACCGTACACCGTGTCGACATCTCGTTCGCCTTCAACAACCCAAATATCTTTCTGCTCTTCAACTGCAGCAAGCACTTCAGGAAGCCGATACAAAATTTTTGGAACATTAGTCAGGCTATATTCCCAGCCACCGGCTCCATCTGGACGCCGTTGCCTAAATGTTTTAGATCCAACAGGATCAATGAATCGTAACTTTTGAAAAAGTAACGTCCCATCTTTATCGTGATACGACCAAGTGTCAGTTAACTCCAACTTGGATCGTTCTTTTGGTTTTTCTACGTACAGGTCAGCCACTTTGATATCCATCGATTCGCAAATTTCATGAACACTACAAACACCGCGATGACAGTTCATCAAAACACGGCCATCCCTACCAACACCAACAGACAGACTTGGATTTTGGTCATCGTCCCTACAAGGACATTTAGCCATCCATCCTGAACCAGCCTGCTGTACACCATTAAGCCTAGATAGAACTAAATCAATAGGTTCACTCATGGCGCATACTTATCCTGCCGCCAAAAAGCAACAATCTCATTATAAGCATCAACAAAAAACTGTCGATCCCCATTGGTATGCAAACCAGAACCACATCTTTGTACAGTGCGCTTAACAATTTCATCAACCACAGGAACTTGAGTCCCATGATTAATCGCACTATCCAACTTCAAATACGCAGACCAAGCCTCAGAAGCCGAAGGAGCATCGTTACCAATAACAAGACGACGCAACTCTCCAACCTTAGGACAAAAACTATTGGACACCGCAAGACGCGTAATCATCAAATCAACCGAAGCCGCATCCAAATCAGACAACATCCTCCACCAAGCATCATAAGCAGCCTTCTGATCAGGAGGCCACTGATTCCAAGTAGCCCAACACCGCTCAGCAAGCGCAACCAACTCATCTTTAGTCATCTAAAAACTTCTTCTTTGGATCTTCCAAAATCATGTTCGCAAAATTCTCAATATGCTCAGCATCACGCAAAATCAACTCAATTGAGTTGTACTTCTTGTTCCTTTGGTTTCTACCCTGATGCCAGTCAGAGGATGCATTGCCATCGACCGCTGCGATACAGACATCACAACCATATTCACTAATAGCCTTCCTAATGATCTTCTTACGCTTGTCTGTAAGCCTTGGCTTAACACCACGACCCGACCAAGAGGTCGAAACCCAATGATCAAACACTCTTTGCGTATCATCAATCACCTCACAAAGCCTTTCGTTAGTCATAGTTCCCTTTCTAGCCGATCAAATGTATACCGTCAAGTGTCTAAGTGTCGCTTTGACTCTTACTTCACTCCACGTTCCTACAAAACGTTAACCAAATCAGATTCAAAACGCGAGATTTAGCCCACCCCCGGAGTTGCCACTAGTCCGGTCCCACCAATTTTAAAGTGTTGGTTTCACTTCGTAAATATTCTGATAGTTATTGCGCGTCAGATCACTCCGTGTTACGGAGAACCTCATCTCGCGGTCTTCACTCTGGGTTGAATCCTTGTTGCTACACAAGGGCAATCTCAGCCAAGTTTCCGCAAGCGACAGGGATCGATTCCCCCCTGCAGGGACATGCTTGATTCACAAGCAGGAGAGGTTCTACACCATGAAGCGGTAGGACTCAAGTAGTCCAATCAAAATAATCTGAAACTAGGTGCTCACAAGAGATCAAAATCTGTTCCATTTGTTCAAAACTCATGCGCCGTCGAATAGTCTTAATTGGGATAGCAATAACAACTCTGTTCTCGTCAAAAGTTTCGATCAGAGTGATTTCTTCTACTACGATTGTAGGAACAATCATTGCAGTCTGGCCGTTGCGAGAACAGGTCGCAAAAATTTCTCTTGCATCAGTTTCGATTGGCGACTCATGCTGAATAAAACCTTCATCTGGGATATCTGAATTTTCGTTATTCATTTTTTCCTTTCAAGGGGGTTGAAGTTTGTTGTTTAGTTGTTATAACGTACGCCGTATGGAAATTCAATTTAAAAACTATCATCGCAAGGGCACAAGTATTCAGCGCAACACGAAGGCGCTTGCTGCTCTTGATTCGTTCATTGCTCGCGAGGGTCACGCTTCAGTGCCTAGCATGCACGTTGAGAACGGTTACCATCTTGGGCACTGGGTCACATACGTTCGTGCTCGTAAGCGCATGATCGGTGTTCGTGATGGTGAAGTTGTAATGCCTCATCTCATCGAACCTGAACTGATTGCTCTCCTTGACTCCAAGCCCGGTTGGGTATGGGGGCCGCTGGCTCCCGGTCCTTATGGGCTTCCTGATCGCAATGCTTTGATCGTTAGCCGCCATCAGGCTGGCGAAACGCTTGCGGCTATTGGTGAGGAGTTTGGAATCTCTCGGCAACGTGCTCATCAGATCATTCATCGTGAACTGAAGGTTGCCCAATAGAACTGATGGGCGGGTCGAAAGTGATTGCCACCACTTTCGGCCCGCCCGTTGGTATGTCTAGCGGTGGAAAAGGAGAGAACCTCCGCTACTGGATACCGTCTAAAGTTTTGTGCGGGTAGTGGGATTCGAACCCACATACCTTTCGGTGCTTGATTTTAAGTCAAGTGCGTATGCCTATTCCGCCATACCCGCTGATGTGTAATCCCTCTAGAGTCTTGCTTCTAGTTCGTGGATAAGGTCGATGGCAATGTCACCGATGTAGTCGGCATCTAGCGTGTCTACTCCGCAGAGGCTGTCCATGTCTACGACGATGGGATTGCCGTAGTGATTGAACCCATCTAGGCGTTCTACCGCTACGACGTGAAAGCCGAATGAGATGAGTTTGCTAACGCTCCAGCGTAGATCGCTCTGGCTTTCTGCTGGCATGCTGGCGAAGTCCTCGGGCCGTTCCCACCACACAACATCGTTGAGGATGGTGAGTCGCTCGGTTCGATCTAGGTCGAAGTCGTGCGGTGGAACAGACTTACCGCTGTAACGGTTCGTAGTGCCCCAGTCGTAGCGTCCGTAGCAGTCGTAGTCGTTGATGCTGACATGATCGTCGTGAGTGATGACAAGCCGGTAGTTGTGGCCGTCAATCTCTGCGGTGTCTCCGTCGCTGGTGAGTGGGTAGTCGATTGTGCGCATATCAGACATACCGATCCATGGTGAGGGCAATTTCTTCGCCGTGGGCCGCTAGGAAAGCCGTAGCAAGGTTAGTGATGACACGCATAGTGTCAGGACCATCAGCGACCGCTCCGATGGTATCCATGACCACGTTGATCATGTTAAATGTGTAATCGAAGTCATCTAGACGGTCTGGGTTGATGACAAGGTAGTCGTCGTTGTTGTCAAGATCGACAACGTTCACCTCGTTGGTTGAGTAGATGATTGCTGGCATGTGTTTCTCCTTTGTTGTGGTTGATAATAATTCGTCGGTAGGGCTGGACTCGCAATCGCCTCCACACTTGGCGCAGAAATCGGGATTGTATCTGTGGTCCATGTCAGTCATGTCACTCTCCTTTGTTCGTGGTGACAACAATCTATATCTTCTAGTAACCCTTGACAAGTCAGGGGCTAGAGAGTCTGAGCGTTCTCCAAGAAACCATTTTTGTACGGAACACCTAGGTACTCGCCAAAGGTGACGCGAATATGTTTGGCGGCATCCTCGGTCTGTAGGAACGACTCAATATCTTGGTCGTCCATGCCGTAGGGAACCTCAAGAATGAAGCAACCTTGTATGTCGGTATAGGTGGTGCCATCGCGTAGCACCATGATGTGATCGCTCATGGTGAATCCTCCAGTACCTCTAGGCTTTTTTCATTGTTGACGTATAGGTATCCATGCTCTGTCAAGATTATGGTGTATTTCCCTAATTCCTCGTAGGGTTCTGCCGTGAACACTGCTGAGAGTCCTCCGCACTCACCCACTAGAACGTGTGTTCCATTGATCGCGGATGCTTTCACCATCTTCGTTTCATAGTCGTGAGCGGCGCTCTCGGCGCTGATGATTTCAGACTTGATACCGTTGGCCTCCACACAGTTTGTGCAGAGTCCTTCGTCGTTGAGGGGGCCGTTACCGACACCCTCGTCAGGATCGACAAGGCTATCGGCGCTGAAGTCCACTTCTAAATCACCGCATTGTTGGCATGCGATTCCATCTAAGAGCCATTCTGCAACTTGGTTGTTTGGCTGTTGTTCCATTTTGTTCCTTTCGTTGTAGCCGTGTTTGGCAAGGTATTTCATGTAGTCGGCTAGTGCCGGTGGATACTCTGATTGGTTTCCTGAAAAGTTACTTGGGTAGATCAAAGTCCCACCAGCGCTGTCCAAGTTCCTGAATCGCCC